GTAGGTTCGATAGCGTAGGTCTTCCCACTCTATCTTTAACTTTTCATACCTGACTTCTTTTTGTATCCCAGATAGAAACTCTACTAGTCTATCTTCTAAGCCACTGCGATAAGTACTCCACTTAGGATTGTATCTATTTCTCACTGGATTCTTCAGCACTATTTTCTGATGTTAAAGACTGTGTTAACTGCTGTGTCATTATTCTACAATAAGCTTCGTAGCTTCTATGTTGACGAATTATAGAAGCTATATCGTTTTGAGAATTTAGTATTTCATTAAACATTTTCTTTTGCTCTACAGTCATGTCTTCTTCTTTGTAAGATACATTATTTATATTAAATGACCTGCTCATTAACTCATTCCTTTGTTATCATTAATTTCAATATAATCTACCATGGGTGGTATTTTTGCTTTTGATACCCTGGAGGGTAATGTCTGTAGGTTTTCCCAACAAACACTTTTAAAGTTGCACCATCTACAAGTCTCACCTAATTTAGTATTGCCTGAAGGTTGTCTATTGTAGTACTCAGGTACAGGTTCAAAGCATCTCTCAAAAGGTTTATCCTCTTGTATGTACGACACTGTTTCTTTTATTTCTTCTAAAACAGATTCTTTATCGACTGCATTCACGCTGACATATTTAAAAGAACCATTCTCTTTATTAATAACCCAGAAGCCTCCTATCTTTTTATTAGCGGCTACACCATACCCTACTAACTGTGGTATATAACCGAAAGTATCTTTCTCTATTAGTTTTTCAAACGAAGCAAATCTAGTTTTAAATGAGTAGTCACTAGCTGACTTAACATCATCAACTGCACCATCTAATACCATGTCGTATTCGCCTTTTACTTCACCTAGCTCTCCTAAATCTAAAGAAACCGTATCGTTGTCATCAAACACGATACCTGAAGATGTAAGTAATCCTTTAAAAACAGCCTCAACAATATCACCTATGATCATATTAATTAAAAAGTGAGGTTCGTAAGGTGCTTTGCTTTCAGCTTTATTCTTTTGATGCCACAACTGACACTTAGGCTTACCTATATTACTCATACGTAAACGGAAGTTATCTCTTGAACCACCAGAGAACTGCTTAAGTACGGCTGACTTAACGTCAGAGGCGACCTTATCAGCCACCTCCTCAGTTACAGAAGTTTTACCCTCTAGAGCATTCTGTAAAAACAGATTAACTTTTAGCTCTGCAGGATGCATTAATCAAACTCCTCCACATCAACCATCTCAGATACTAACTCAGCATCAGATGCACTGAAAGAGTTTTCATTTGCTTTATCCCACTCATCTGTCACATACTTATCTTGTCTGCTTATCCAATCAGAAAAAACCATAAGCTTTTCAGAATCATCCTCTAAGTGACCAACTCTTTCTCCTACCTCAGAGTCAAAAACAGCGTAAGTATTACCGTTAGCCATCTCTTCTTCTACACCAGTAAGCTTTTGAGTAAAAACAAGTGTGCCTGTCTCACCGTGTTTGTTTTGTAAAGTTGTATACACTTTAGTAAGTTTCTTATAAGATGGCATATTCTTAGATTCAAAAACACAAGGTGTCCACTTATCTAAGTAATCCTCTTGAGGTTGCCCTTCTTCATCAACAGGGTTAAGAAGTCTTACTTCTCCTAATATTAAAGCAGTTCTTTTAACACTACGTATAATTTCTTTTTCAGAAGGACTTAAAGCATGAAAATCTTCTATGTATCCTGTCTTTCTGTTACCATTGAAACCACCTTTAGAATCTTTAAGATCTATACTGTAGATGTTTCCTTGGGCAGGACTAATTGTAACACTCTTTAAAAAGTTATTGTCTTCAGGTAACCATTTACTCCATCTCTCTCGCACAGAGAAAGTACGTATTTCTACACCTTCACTATATACGATATTATCTTCACTCATGCGAAGTTTAAATGCAGTTAATGGAATAACCTCAGTCTTAACTTTTTTACCGTTAACTTCAACTTCACCCATAATAGATTTATTTAATAGGGTTAGCTGAGCTAACGCAGACTGAGAGCCTGTATTTGAGTAGACGGGAATCCCCATCATTTCTTTAATTGATGTACCCTCTTGAGGTACTAATGCTATGTCTGACATTTTGTTTCCTTTGTTGTCAAAAAATGAAGTTAAGTTATACCATTAAACGTCTTTTGTGTCAAGCCAATTAGCTCCTATTTTAGCTTCTAAAAGTAAAGGAACATTCATACTGACACCATATGCTTCCTCTATAATAGCATTAAGATCTATATTTAGTGTATCTATTATAGATTTGACGTAAGGTATTTCGTTAGGGTGTACGTCAACTACCGTTGAATCATGCACCGTATTAACTAGACAAGACTGTAACTTACTTAGTCTCTCTTCTAGTTCTACCAATACAAGAGGCACAATATCTCCTGTGCTAAATCCTTGTACAGGGTAATTCTTAATCATCGTGAAGCTAGACACCCCACCATTCTTTCTGCGTACTACATCAGGGAATGCGTACTGCCTACCACTAGGTGTAGTAATCTTTTCAAAGCGTAGAGCTTCTTCAGCTAAACTCTGATGCCACTTAGCTATACCTTCATACTTCTCTATAAAGTGTATGTAGTATGCTTCTTCAGCTTTACTTCTACCATACCCTGTCGCGCCGAAGAGAGGTGCAAAAGTATGAGACTTTCCTTCCTGACGGCTTGTAAGCTGCCCTGCGTCGGTGATAACTTTAGCCGTGTAGGAGTGTACATCAAATCCTGTTTGTATCTCCTGCATAGCTACAGGGTCTTGTGAGAGAAATGCAGCTACACGGAACTCAAGCTGAGCAAAGTCTGCCTCTAGGATCTGACCGCCATCCCATCTAGATATAAACACTTTCTTAACTGGGAACGTATTCCCACGGGGCATATTCTGCATATTAGGATTACGACCTGAGAACCTACCTGTAGACGTTACGTGTTGTGTAAGGCTTACGTGTAGGAAGTCATCTTGTTTAGTAAAAACGTCTATCCCTTCAACAAAGGAAGATAAGTAAGATGACACCGCAGACAATCGTTTTAGATCCGTCAAGAACTTTATAGCTTCGTCCATATTATTATTCTTAGCTGTAGATATTAATACATCTAAGTTCTGCTTACTGGTGCTAAAGCCATTAGCACTAACCCACTTCTTAGAGGGTGCAACCAATCCTAACCCAGCTAATTGATTTAATTCTCTGAGTTGGTAACCACGAGTATCACAACCTACACACTTATTAGGTTTAGCGAAGCGACTACCATCTTTTTTAGTTTTATATGTCTTACCTTCTCCTCTGCATACAGGGCAAGTGTAAGCAGTTGTACGCCTAATAAGTTTACTGTTAGCTTCTACTGCATCCTTGTATTCAGCAGGAGTCCTAGTGTACTCAAATAGATCAGCCCATTCCTTCTTATTGTTTATACGTCTACTAAATATAACTTGAGACATTTGTTCTGGGGAGTTCAAATTAATCGGAGTATCCCCCATCAGTATCTTAACTTGATTGTGTAACCTATCTTCTAACTCAGCTTTCTCTAATTGAAAATCATTGCGTACTTGTAGTAAAGCTTTACGGTCTACTTTAAAGCCTGACATATACATACGGGTAAGAGTCTGACAAACTTTAAACGTAAGATCCCTAACTGTAGTCATACCTTTAGCGTCATCTAAGGCGTACTTCTTTAGTTGGTATTCATATAAGGAACACGTAGTGTCTAAGTCACAACCTAAGTAAAAGCTTAACTCTTTAAGGGGTATCTCATCAGTGTTGTATCCCTTCTTAAAGTATTCTTTTAATGTATCGTCTTTCTGGAAAGGTAGGTGCGCTCTGATAGCACACTGTTCTAATGACAAAGGCATCTTCTGCCCTCGTACAAGTATGTATTCTGCTAACATCGTATCCCAGATAGCACCTTCGTACTTAAAACCACTCGCCCATAACCACATCAAGTCATACTGAGCGTTATGCATAATGAGTAACGAAGTCTCATCTAACGCTTGCTGAACTAACTTATAGTTAGCACCATTGGTATCTTTGTATTCATTGTGATCGAAGGTAAGCATGAAGCGTTCTTTAGGTCTATCTACGTTCTTGAACCCTACTTGTACTAAATGATTAGTAGGCTCAAAGGGATCTAAGTGTTGCTTACCACCTCGTTTAGTTACTGTGTTCTCTACATCTAATACTAATCTCATAGCTACACCAAGTACTGACTGCGTTCACCATCTAAGTTACAGTGAATAGTACCGTGCCATCCCCCCGTTAACTTATTCTTAGCGACCACTAAATGTCTTTGCCTGTCTTCTTCTTCAGAGTCATCCGTTACAGGATTACGAGCGAGTAGTATCATCAAGTCAGCTTCAGCCGCTTTACCTGTACGACTACCTTCTAACATAGATTGATCTACACGCACCCTACCTTCAGCTTCTGCACTTAACTGTGACATCCATATGACCGCACAGTCATACTGCTTAGCTATGTTACGTGCGTAGATAGCTGCATCTTTAAGGTATACATCAGACTTATCACTTGTCTTTTGAGCAAACTTATCACCCATATCAAGTATAACTATATTAGGTCTTTCTTGTTTAACGATTGCTTCTACCCACGATAGATCTTTACCCATGCTATCTTTGATCTTTATGTTTTGATGTACAGGATTATAACGAGATGCCGCCAAAGCTTTATTCTCTTTCACTTCCTTGAGTGACATACTGGATGCGGCACACAAGTACCTGCCACCTACTCTATCATATTTTTCTTCGTTACATAACACAATGCACTTAGCACCTTGATGAGCAAAACCGTTAGGTGACGCTACAATAGATGCGTGAAAAGATGTTTTACCTGTATTAGGTCTAGCTCCTACAATTATAAAGTGACCCCCAGATATACCTTCGACCTTACGTTTTAAACTAGGTATGTTAAACGTCCACTGTGACTGTATATCTGCGGCTTCTAACAATGTGTCTAATGAAATGTCTTCCCATTCTATCTTTAAGTTAGGCGTGAAGTCATCTTGGTATGCATCTAATATTTTACGCATAGGCTCTAAAGAATTAGATGTACCGTTAACGTAATCAAAACCTAAGTTAGCTACCTCTTCACCTACGACTTGCTGAAACAACTTAGATAATACTTCTTCAGCTATATTATCATTCATGGGTTGTTCTTTAGTTAGCCTACTAAACAAAGTCTTATACATCTCTTTGTTAGCCGTAGTAAGAGTCTGATTAGAAGCAAAGAACAAAGCCTCTAAGTCTGACGTAGTTAGATCAGTGTCGTACTCATTCATAGCGACATCTAATGCTTGTTTAATTTTTCTGGTGTCTTTAGTAAAAATTTTATCTGGACAACGTATCCCTTTGTGTCTTTCGTAAAACTCTTTATTCATCAATGTTCTGATAAGAGCTAATTCCATCATCTAGCGGCTTCCAACTCTTTTAATCTTTTCTTTAATGATCTTATAGAATCATTCAACATCATTGATATATTAGCACAAGAACTGAACCCGTCTTTAGGTTCATTACTTAATAAATCTTGTAGTGTCTCTATTTCTACTTTTACGTTTTCTATTTCACCACATATACTCATTGTATCATCCTTTCTATTTTGTTTATGTCATCTTCTATTTTATATTTTATATCATCTTCTAGCCGCATGGCTATAGTGTTTAATCCTGTCCAAGCCTCTATCTCTCGTTTGTATGTCAAGGTCTTGTGTGCGGCATCAGGGTCTAACGCTACAATTACCTTAGAATAATTTTGTATGTGTTGCATCTGTGCCTCACCTAATGAGGTTCCTAAAATAGCTAAGCCTGTTGTGCTAGGAAACAATTGAGCTACACTAATAGCACTAACAACATCCTCAACTACTATCACGATACCATTTGGTTTTCCTAATACCCTAACAAAAACAGACGCTTCTCCTGTATACCTAAACCATTTAGGCTTAGATCCGTTAAGAGAGCGTCCTGTAGCATCTATCAATCTATTGTTTTCTTTTATCAAGAACACTGCACGACTATCCTTAACGTCATACATTAAGTCTTCATCGTAAAGGTTCCATCTTCTTATATATTTTTGCATATCAGTGTGCTGATGTGTGGGTTTAACTAAGTACTCAGGCACTACCATACGTTCTAGATCTACAGGTTTACCTGTTTCTCTACGGACTCTCTGTCCACTTACAAACCCTTGAATTTTAGATTTAATCTCGTCAGCAGTCATACCTATACCGTATGCACCTCTGACTGAACAACTAAGTTTAAAACAATGGTAAATTAAAAGACCATCATCTTTCCAAACCGTAAATGTATTTCTGGCTCTACACTGTGGACAATCCATCCGTAAGCGTTGTCCTTCAGCTATTGTTAAGGTATCTAAGTAAGATTTAATGTTCACTCTTTATTTACCTTTCTTTGGTTTAATGCAGTAGATGCCCCACTAAAGGTGTTAACTAAGTAAGGTGCTACACTCTGTGGACTATTGTGTCCACTAACTTGCATTATACCTGTAACGTCAACTCCTGCTTCAACCATCTCAGTTATAGCTGTACGCCTTAGATCCATGATTCT